GGAACAACCACCGTAAATCGCGATGCGTTGTTTATACAACAGGATCCACGATTTGGAATCGACTTTGTTGGAAATCTAGCTGCGGCCAGTCGAATCGACATACCCACTAGTGAGGCCAACAAAGATAGGGTTCAGAAGTTAATTGACGCTTCAGGTCGTAAAGATATCGACGTGAAGGTTAGAGCTTCTTGCATCGAACATCCCTTCGCCAAATCGTGCCGCCGATTGTGCCATGTTCTCCTTACGCTCGAAAATATAGGCAAACGCGTGGTGGAGGTTGGACCTAGAAATAGGGACAACGTTATACTGCGTAACTATAGTTTCGGACGTCATTTCATCGCCCCTACAATGACTCTCGACGATGGGAAAACCCGCTTCGTTCCGGCTTTAAATCAAACGGTGTGTCAATGCATACTGACAGACAGTCTCTGTAAGTGTGCCAGGTCCCGGAATCCCGAAGTGTTGCTACTCATCGACGTCTATCTATCACAAGCCGAGTTCGTCATCCATGACGCCTTAACCAGCGGAGTCCAATCCGTCTATTGGGCTTGCTGCAATTTACCTGATGGCAATCATACTCAGGAAGGAATTGTTGTTCACCGGGCCAATGGTCGTCTTTTAATGACTACCGACTCTGGGGACAAGATTTACAATGACTATGATTATCTCAACCAAATTGCAAGCATCATGGATAATGAGCATTTGGTAATTGGTGTTTATCGCCGTTGTGGTATTTATACGATTTACGAGATTCGTTTGGCTGCCCCGAACCTTATCCAGACACGCTTTCCAATTCTAGGGCCAGATTGGGAAGTAGTCCAAGGAAGCAGTGGCGTGATCGTCGCGCCCACTGCCCTGGTTATGGCAGTTCATTCGAAATACTTCAAACTCCATACTGTTACCCCCGAAGCAATCGATATCATATCAAATGCCGCCAGTTCCATGTGTCGCCCGGAAGTAACCAGAATAACTGGAGTTTCCGATTACGACACCAATTACGCGGCTGTCTGCATTGCTGTTGATCAAATCAACCGTGCAGCCAGTTCGCGTTCCGGATCTGTAATCGATGTCTTACGCCGTGCCGATCGCGCGAGAGAATCGATCACCGTTCCGACTCTGGTTCGGAAATTTGATATGCTACGGTCCAAACTGCAGACCTTCCTGGAAATAAAGGAAATTTCTGCGCTTTGCGGCCTTCTGCGCGGGAGCGGAATCATGGACGAGTTCGTTTCTTCACTACTGGAGAAAATGTCCGTTCATGATGATCAGGCGGTGGTTGAGTTGTCACGAAATATTCACTTCATGTGTGCCGCTGGTGGTGGAGGAGACCACTATCGACACTACACCATGGTGGGTCGAAATCACGAGTATGTTGACTGGGCCGACATCATAAGCTTCTCCGCCGACAAGCTTCCTAGTCACATGTCCAAATTCAACAATCCCTCACTCGTCAATCCACTTCCCAAAACATCAGATGGCTTTGTTCGCCTTTTCAACGTCTCGAACGTCGAGGAGCCAGAGTTAATCGACAGGAATGATCCTGAATCTTTTCTGTCTATCATCGCCAAACGTCTTTGCCACCCATTGGCTGAACCTACTAAAAAGATGCAGGACGCGTTGTTCCGAGCTGCTGATCAGCTCGTCGAGCGAATTCGACGCGTTACCGGCACACCACAAGTAGACCCAATGGATTTTCAGATTGGCTTGCCCGCTTCCCGCCCAGCGTGCGAGAGCGACGCAGTAAGGCCTTTCAAGAGTGGGAAGACTGTGGCCGTGATTTCACTGAGCATCCTCGGGATTTATCTTATGTGGAAGCTTTCATCAAGAAGGAGTTCGTTAAACCTGGAAAATTTTGCCACATCATTGGTTCCAGAAACGATGTACTCCAATGCTTACTCGGGCCAGCTATTGCTGCCTGTGGCGAGCTCTTGCACGCCATTCCCGGGTTGCGGACCATCACCGCAACTTCCGTTGGGAAAGGCCGTGCAATCGCCGACATCATCTTCGGATGCGAGAATGTGTTGGAAATCGATTACACCGCCTGGGACTCAACAGTTTCCTCATTTGATCTCGAGCTCGTTGACTACATATATCAACAATTGTTTCCAGACGTGCCAGACCTTGGCAGGATTCTCGCCTTCCACTCCGTTTCAACGTGGAGCTACAGCAATGCCTGCCGATATACCCTCACTGGCACCCGTGTCTCAGGTGACAGCGACACAACCGTTGGAAACAGTTTTCTACACTGGTGTTACTGCGTTGCGCTGCTTGAAGACATCACCAACGTCTATTCTTCATTTGACTCTCCGGAGCATTTCGAAGTTGCCGGCGATGATGGTGTCATTGGGCTCCCATGCGCAGAAATTGACTTGGAGGAACTTGCACTCGCTGGTAAACAGATTAAGGCTGTCTACCGTCTCGACCCCGATACTGCTCAGTTCTGTAGCGGGCTTGTTATGCAATGCCAAGTGGATGGCGTGCAGGTTGATAGACTCTATCGGTTACCTGGTCGCACTGTGGGCAGAATTGGTTTTACGCCTGACGCCGTTCCGGAGAGCGCAACAGCATCTGTGCTTGAGGAAAGAACTCTGGCGGAAATTT